TGATGAAGTGGCAACCCAGATGGATTCCAAATGGGGCGTTGATAGATTGCCCAGGTTGGTATCAGTGAAAACGGCAACCAGATTTGGATCAGCTTTGAACCGGCTGAACACTGCCATCGACAGTGACAACCACAAGGACGTGGAAAAGCGCGCCAATATTTTAATCAAGGGATGGCGGGCAATGGATGCCGAGGCTGAGGAAATGGGGGCAGCGGCAGTCGATCCCAAGCCATTGGCGTCTTGGCGTGATGATGACGGCAATCCATACGCGCTGTTTCAAGGTACGCCTGAAGCAATTGCTTATTCCAAATCTGAAGACGGTGATGGTGTGCGCGTGATTACGCTCGAGGAAGTGGCCCGCATAGTTGGATATTTTGAGAGCAAGACGCCTGTGGCCGGAATACGCGGGGCGTTTGGCGGCGCGGAAATTATAACAATTCAAAAGGAGGTTAAAAATGAAAACATGGACGGCTGAAGAAATCAACCAACTTGAGGAATTTAAGGGCCATTTGAAATTGAGCCATGAAGAGGTTGCCCAGCGCATGGATAGGTCTGCGGCGGCGGTGCAGGTGAAGTGGTCAAAGATTAGAGGGCGGCACCGGCACATATATTATAAGAAGCCACCGCCTGATGAGCCAGATAGTTGGCAGGAACGCCAATGCCTGATGTGTGGATGTGACTTTCAATCCGTGGGGAACAAAAACCGCGTTTGTAGAAAATGCAAATCACTTGATTCTTGGACCGGCCAGAACACGGCGTTGATATGACCCGTCGAACCGCCGTTAGGCATCTTTATTATGTGTCAGTAACTAAAGCTGATGCAAACCAGCGGCCCCACCTGACGGTGTTCATGGGCGGCAAACAACTATTAAACGTGTCTCTCACGCAAGGGATGCTGTTGAAGCTGATCAAGGAAATTGCGGGGGTTTTAGATTGATGGCGCGTAAACGTAAAATCGGGCAGCGGGAGCCAAACGGACGCATCCAGAGGACGCGGGACCGGGACGGCCCAACGCCAGAGCATGAAAGAAAACGCCTGGAGGCGGTTAAAGGCGGTGATGTTACTCTGTCCACCAACCCCCTAGACCGGCTCTGGGCGCGGCGGCTGATTAGCCAGGATGAGTACAACGTAGCGGAAGAATATGCGCGCTGCCACAGAATCCGGTATGGCGCGGGCTATTCTATACGGCGTGAGGCCGGGCGGGAAATCAGTGAACGCCAGTTAATCCGCGCTCGTGAATTTATGGATGCGGCAACTGCAATTTTGCTGGGGATATCACGGGAGTGTAAAAACGCGGTTGATAACGTGGCTTGTTATCAGCGGGGAATACGGGTTGCTGGTGTTGGCGGTAAGCGGCCGCGCAAGACGGCGTTCTTCCGTGGCCTGGAAGCCCTGGCACAGTGGTATGTTAGGGCTGAAAAAAAAGTTGCGTGAGATGTAAATTAGTTGTTGACATCCACGGAAAAATAAATATTGTCATTATTATAAAGTGACAATTTTTATGTAAGCCGCCCGCTTGGAGCAATCCCGGCGGGTTTTTTGTTGGCCGAAGCAAGCCGAGAGGACTTCGGGGAAATGGGTGAATTTTCAAAGGGTTATGATCCAAAACGTGGAGACCCTGTCCATGCCGGGAAGCGTAACGGGCGCAGGACCACAATGACCGATGCGCTGATGATGGCGCTGAACCGGGAAGTTGATTCAATCAAAGACGGTGACGGTAAGCCAACCAAGCGGCTGAATGTTATTGCAAATCAACTTGCGATCAAAGCATCAGATGGTGATATCCAGGCCATTAAGGAAGTCTTCGATCGTACAGATGGTAAAGCTGTGCAGATGATCATGGGTGACCCAGACAGCCCGCTTGCATTCATGTTTGATGTCAACCTCATCAAACCGGACTAAGGTTGATTTGCCCGAGGCGTTTGCCGGGCTTTTCAAGCCATCCAGATACAAGGCGTTTTACGGCGGGCGCGGGAGCGCCAAAAGCCACAGCTTTGCAACATCCCTGTTGATTGCCGGTGGTAAGGAACCATTGCGTATTTTGTGCGCGCGCGAGGTCCAGAACTCGATCAAGGATTCCGTCAAGCAATTGCTTGATGACAAGATTGCCGCCATGAACTTGGGCAGCTTTTATGAATCAATCCAAAATGAAATACGCGGGAAGAACGGCACGCTGTTCATTTTCTCCGGCCTGGGAAAGATAACGGCGGATCAGTTGAAATCGATGGCTGGCGTTAATCGTTGCTGGATTGAAGAGGCGCAGACCATCAGCGCGCGCTCATTAGAGATATTGCGCCCAACAATCCGTGAGCCTGATTCAGAAATCTGGTTTAGCTGGAACCCGCGCCATTCATCTGATCCGGTAGACCAGATGTTTCGCGGTGAGGTAACGCCAGAGAACGCGATAGTTCAGAAAGTCAATTATGACAAGAACCCGTTTTTCCCTGACGTTCTGGAGCAGGAGCGGGTGTTTGATCACAAGAATGCGCCGGATCGATACAGCCATATTTGGCTAGGCGAATACGAGCCATCTTTAACTGGTGCAATTTTTGACCGTCAGACGCTGCACGAAAACCGGCGCAGTGAGGCACCGGAATTAAAGCGCATAGTGGTTGCCGTTGATCCGGCGGTGACAACGGCGGAAACCGGGAAAGACCCAAATGAAACCGGCATCATCGTTGCTGGCGTTGGTGAAGACCGGCGGGGTTATGTGCTGGAGGATTTCTCCTGTCATGGCACGCCGCACCAATGGGCGTCAAAAGCAATTGCAGCGTATGACAAGCACGAGGCCGATTCAGTCGTAATCGAGGTTAATCAGGGCGGCGACATGGTGCGCCATACGTTGCAATCTATTCGGCCCGGTCTTCCGATTACCGAGGTCCGGGCTACTCGAGGTAAGCACGTTAGGGCCGAGCCGATTAGCGCGCTTTATTCACTGGGCCGCGTTTCACATGTCGGCACGTTCCCGGAACTGGAAAGCCAGCAATGCCAGATGACGGCAGCGGGCTTTGAAGGTGATGGCTCACCAGACCGGGTTGATGCGCTGGTGTGGGCGTTCACAGAATTGTTTTCAATTATGACGCGGCCCAATAAACGCAAGCCGTACAAAGAAATGCCGCAAGTTTCGTGGATGGGTTAATGGAATTAAAATGGCTGATGTGAAGAACGATAAAACCGTAATTGAAGAAGCGAAGGAAGCGTTCGTTTCGGCTGAAGAAGCGGAAAGCGAAAACCGCGACATCTTTGAGGCTGATTACCGTTTTACACGCATTGGCGAACAGTGGCCGGATGCGGCCTTGAAACTGCGCGGCAAAAACCGCCCGGCGTTGACGTTCAACCGGATGCCCGCCTTCATCCGTCAAGTTACCAATGACATCCGCCTAAATCGCCCAGCTATAAAAGTCCACCCGGTTGATGATAAGGCTGACCCGGATGTCGCCGAAATATTAAACGGCCTTGTGCGGAATGTTGAATATACATCCAACGCCGACGCTGCTTATGATTGGGCCGCTGACATGGCCGCGTCAGGCGGATGGGGATTCTGGCGCGTCGATATCGATTGGACCACAGATGACTCATTCGACAAGGATGTCTTCATCCGCCGGGTTCTGAACCCGTTGTCGATATATGGTGATCCGCGTTCAACGGAAACGGATTCATCAGATTGGAATGTTGCGTTTGTTGTTGATCATCTGACGCATGACGAATTCAAGTTGCAGTACCCGGATGCGGAGCAAGTTAATTGGGAATCTGATTTCCAGGACCACGGCAATTGGGTAACGAAAGACAGCGTGCGCGTTGCTGAGTACTGGACGCGATCGCCGGTCAAGACGGACTTGCTCAAATTCCAGCTTATCGATGGCCAAACCACCACCGTTCTGAAAGACCAGTTCGATGGCGATGAAGAAATGCAAGCGGACTTGGCCGACGCGCATATTATTGAAACGCGGCCAACGACCACGCACAAGGTGAAGCAGCGCATTCTCACCGCCAAGGATGTTCTGGAAACAACTGAATGGGCCGGGCGCTACATTCCATTGGTGCCGGTTTACGGCGAAGAGATTATTGACTATTCAGAAAACGGTGAGCGGCGATTTTACAATCTAACGCATCACTCACATGACGCGCAGCGGATGTATAATTACTGGCGCACGACTGCCACCGAGTTGGTTGGGCTAAGTCCAAAAGCACCCTGGGTTGGCCCGGTTGGAACATTTGAAACTGATAGTTCACGCTGGAACACGGCGAACACTGAAAACCACGCCACGCTGGAATATGACCCGGTGAGTGGTGCACCGCCGCCGCAACGGCAACCGTTTGCCGGTGTTCCGGCTGGGGCGCTGCAAGAGGCGCTGAACGCCGCTGATGAAATGAAATCCATCCTTGGGATTTATGATGCATCCCTTGGCGCCCGTTCAAATGAAACGTCAGGGGTTGCCATAACTGCGCGGCAGCGTGAAGGTGATATTTCCACTTTCCATTTCCCTGACAATGTCATCCGCGCCATCCGCCACACTGGGCGCATTCTGGTTGATCTAATCCCAAAGGTTTATTCCGAGGCGCGGATGGTTCGTGTTCTGGGTGAAGATGAAACGGCGCAGAATGTACAAATTAACTCGCCGTTCCAAGTTCAAACCCAGGAGGGGATTACTGACAAAATCTATGACCTGACCGCCGGGCGTTATGATGTCACTGTGAAAGCCGGGCCGTCATTCACCACCCAGCGCGAAGAATCTGCCACCCAG